CGACCCCATCGACGCGCCCGCATGGACCCGCGCGCTGGCCGCGCTGGAGACGGCCGCGCCCGACGGTTCGGACGGGCTCGACGGAAGCCCCGTCGACCTGCGCATCCTGCTCTTCTGCGCGTTCCGGCACGACATGGGCGGCGACGGCGCCGGCCTGTGGACGCGGCTGCTCGACGACCCGCCGGAGGAGATCGACGGGCAATGGCGCGCCATCTCCGCGCGCGACCTGTATGAGGCCGGATACGCGCCCCAAGGCGCGCCCGAGCCGCCCATCCAGCACCTGGAGCCATTGGGGGACGCCGGCGACCCCGCGTGGGCGGACGTGTACATGGCGTTGGTCGGAGGTGGGCGATGACAGCCGCGTCTGGGGCCGCGCACGGCCTGCTGCTTCGGCACGCGGCCACGTCCGACGGACAGCGGGCGCTGCCGGTCGACCCCGCCGCCATCGCCCGCGCCGAAGGCGTCGACATGCCGCCGGTCCAAAACGCCTACGGACGCTGGGAGGCGGCAGTCGCGCTGGGCCGCGCGCTGGAACCGGACGGCGCGGAATTCGGCTGGCCGGGGGACTTCGCCTACGCCCTGCTCATGCCCGCCGAGATCATGCGGGTCATGTTCGCGTCCGACTTGGACGTGCCTGGGATGGCGCGCGGATTCGGAGTGCCATGGTGCCAGGTCCGGCGGCGCCTCGCCATGCTCGGACTCGAAGCCTATTGCGAATAGGCCGGGACGCATGGCCGGAACCGAAGGGCCGCGAAAGGCGCGGCCGGAAGGAGTCCGGGAAAATGGACGAGCATACACCGATCGATGTCCCGATCCGGTTGGAGGAATGGGACCGCCATGACCGCATCAATGAGGTCGACACCATCGTGGTCGACGTGCGCCCGATCCTCGACGCCACCGATTATGGTCGTCTTCCCGCCCCGGATGAATGGGATGCGGACTTCATCGCGGAGGAGGCCCAACGGCTGGGCTTGCTCAGATTGTGGGACGGTCCGTTCACTGTGGAACTGCCCGAATGCGGGGAGTACCCCGCCTACATTGAATGGCGCGGGACCCACAAGGTCGTCGAAGGCGCCAAGGAGCGGTTCCGCGCCCTGGCGAGGGACGAGATCCTGTCCCGCATCGAAAGGACCCAAGCCGAGCTTGACCGGCTCGTGGCCGAGTACAAGGCGATGTGACCGGGACGCATGGCCCGGACGTGACCGCGACGGACGCGGTCGGAAGGAGTCCAAGACCATGACTATAGACGAGCTTATCGAGCGGTTGAAGGCGCTGCCGAAGGACGTGCGCAGGCGTCCGCTCATGGACGGGAAGCCGGCCGTGGGGTACCGCCTCGCGCCGTTGAGTCATATCTCCGTGGAGAAGGTCCTCGCGGCTGAAGACGAGTCCTGCGGCATGGCCGACCCCGAGCTGACGGACGCGGAGAACGTCGCGGAGGCCGGGGACCGGTACGGCATGTCCGCCCGCATCGAGCGCCGCGCGCTCGCCTTCTTCGACTGAGGGGGGTGGACATGGATTCGACATCGGACAAGCGGATCGCCGCAATGCGCGGCTCATTGATGGACACCGCGCTGGAGGCGGCGGAATCCCGCGGGCAGGGGCTTGCGGGCGTGGCGCATGTGCTGTACGCCCTGTACCGTGACGACGGTTTCGCCGGACGCCTGCTGCGCGCGCACGGGCTGGAGTCGGCGGAGATACGCCGGCTCATGGGAACGGTTCCGAACATGCCGCTGGCCGACGGCGGAAAGCCGGTGCCGAACCTGTCCACCCGCCGCATTCTGAAGCACGCGAACGACACCCTGGAGGTCCTGCGGTACCTCCAGGGCAACGACCAAGTGGCCGGACTGCTCGCCTCGCATGGCATCGGAAAGCCCGACCGCCAGCCGACGCAGGCGCAGGTTCTGGCCGCGGCGCAAGCGGGCATCGAAGCCGCTGGACCGTTGGCTTCCGGACGGGACTATGGGATGGATCCCGGCCACCTCGCCCGCGTACGGCTCATGCTCGAGGCCGCGCTCGATGGGGAGGGTGCCCGATGATTCCGTTGTGGAACGTAGAGGAATTGGAGGCCGTTCTGCCCGATGATTGCAGGGTGGAACGGAAGAGCGCCCGCATCGACGTCAGGCGGGGACGGGTCACGACGCGGATAATGGACAATCCCACGGGCGGCGACGGCGTGCTGGCGTCGCGCCACACATCCTACATGGACATCGACCGCATCGTCCTACCTGAGTTCGACGCGAAGAGCATCGCCGCGTTCGTCACGGGTCCACTGCCGCAGTCGGAACGGCGGCTACTCAGGGTCGAGGATTATCTGACCGCCATCCGTGACGACGGCGACACGTTCCGAGCCGGTCTTCGCGAGTCCATGCTGGGACGTTGGAGGAGCCTATGCCATTGGCGTTCGAGACTATCCGCCGACCCTGTGCGTGTGTTTATCCACTGGCTCGAATGCGAGACGGCCTACGCGCCCTACGGGGGCGAGGCGAACCGGCTTTACCAGCATATGGCCGACATATTGGAGCGGACTTTTCTGAAGTAAAGACAAAGCAGCGGATGGAGGAGGACGAGTGAACGCACGGACCGAAACACTGGCCGAGGTCATCGACTGGCTCGGAGACGAGGCGGACAGGGAATGGGAGCGCGCCAAAGACGGCCTGAGCGACGGATACGGCGGGTTCGACGCCTACACTCGGGCAATCCAGCACTGTCAGGACATGATTGTCGAGGATGAGGCTTCGAGTGGGAAACACGCGGAAATCGCCCTGTTGAAGCATTTGGCCGACACGTTCGATGAACGGCTCCGCAAGGCCGAACAGGCCAAGGACGGGGAAGCCGGCTACACGTACAACGACGGCCAGTCGGACGCCTTCGGGTGGGCGGCGACCTACTGCCGACTCATGCTCGAACGGGAACGACGGCACGAAGGAAAGGAACGGAACGATGCATGATTTCTCGCAATGGCTCCAATCAGCGGGCGGTACGGATGATGTGTGCGTACTCCTTATCGTCGGGGCGATTTTATGTATAGCCGTCGTTTTTATGACTGAATCTGTCATTCCGATTCTGCTCGCGTTCGGATGCCTCTTCCTGTCCTTCGGCTTGTCCTCTCCAAGCCTTGAATCGGAAATCGAGCAAATCTGGGGATTGCAGGAGGTCTCGTCCGAATGCGACCTCCCCGACCACGACCTGCCGACCAAGAACATGAAATGCTACGTGACCAACGGAAAAGGACATAAGGAATTGGTCGAAATCCGCGTATCAAAGGACGGCACCAAACTCGGCCTGTACGACACGGACGGCAAGGCACTGAAACAGACGGGAAAGGAATAGTACATTGAAGGACTTCACGAAATGGGCGGCCATGTGGGACGCATACGCCGAATCCAATCCCGGCGACCCCACCCCCGGCACTCCCGCCGCCATCTGCTCCAACATCGGCTTGATAATGGCGATAGGCGGTCTTATCGGAGCCTTCATTCGCTTGGCCTCGGAGTCGGACAAACTGGTCACGACGAGCGTGGCGTCGTCTCTGGCGGCCCTTCTGGGCGTCGCATTGCTGCTCGCGTCATCCTTCCTGCCATCCCACAACGACGTCCACATATCCGAACCGCCCACATTGTCCGAGCAAATCGAGGGGGCATGGAATCTGAACGAGTTGGATGATTGCGAAAACATGGGCCATGGGCTGATGGATAGTCCAAAACTCCCTAAGTCCAGTCTTGAGGATGGCGACTGGAAGTGCGTGGCCTACGCCGACAACCAGCGAACCGAAGTGACCGTTCACATCAAGGGCGACAAGGTCGGCCTGTACAAAGCCGACGGCAAGGCGTTGTTGGCGAAAGGAAAGGATTAGAACATTGAAGGATTTCTCGAAATGGGCGGAGTTGAGCACCAAAGGCGAAGCGAACCTGTGGCCCATCTTCCTCTGCTGTGTAGCCGGTCTGCTTATCGTCGGGATGGTCTGTTTTCTCCTGATGGATGCTCTTGAGGGGGTATTCGAGTTCGTTTTCGGCGTGCTGCTTGCCGGAGCCTTTCTGGTGGCGATGCTTGGCCTTGCGGTCGCAGGTCAGGAGGAATCGTCCACAGAGGCCGAGGATAAGTCATCCGATACCGCCATCTTCACCGTTCAGGTCGAGAAGGAGTTCGGCGTGCGCAACCTGTCATGCCCGGCCAAGGTTATGGACGCGACGTCCGACCTGCCCGACGCGGGCACATACCGGCGCACCGTCTCGGACGGCAGGGACGATTCGGCCCTGAAGGACGTGACGCTCATCGTGACGGCGGACAACAAAGTGGGACTCTACGACAATCAAGGAAAGGAAATGAAATGATTGACCTGACCGAGTGGGCGAACGGTTCCCACAACAGTTTCGGGGACGCCATATATATGGCGACGTTGACCACGGTGCTGGTTTTCGCCGTGCTGGGCGTCGTCTGGCGGGCGGGCAGACGCTTGGCGCTTCGCGCGACGCATCGTATCCCACGGGACGCCCAGCCATTGCTGGAGGACACCAAATTCGTCATATGTCTGGCCCTTGTGGGCGGCTTCGGACTGCTCCTGACGTTGAACCCCGGTCTTCTCGTTCTCCCGAAGGATACCACGTTCACCGAACAGGTGGCGCGACAGGCCGGATTGGAGGCGTTGTCTTGCCCGACCATCCTCGACTCCAAGTACATGCCCAGTCAGGGCAGGTACGAATGCGAGTACGTGGACGCGAAAGGAAAGGCGCACGACATGAGCCTGCTGGTCGCGTCGGGCGACAGGGTATGGCTCTACGACACGAACGGCAAGGCGCTGAAACCAACCGGAAAGGACGAATGATGGTCGATTTCTCAAAATGGGAAGAAGCTTGGAAATCCTACTCCCCATCCAATAATGCAACACCCGGAAGCCCGGCCTACATTTGCAATGAAATCGGCATGACGTTGGCGATAGTGGCCGCAGTCCTTGTCTTGGCTGTGACAGTGTACGCCTACGCCACGGGAGAGGATATCGAACATGGAAAAACGTCCCACATCATCATGTGCATGTTCTCGTTGGCTATCGTGGGAGTGATTCTCATGTTCATGTCAGAACAATTACCCTCCCATTCGACCTCCAGCACGAAGCCACCCACATTATCCAAGCAGATAGAAAGAACTTGGAATCTGGATGCTCTGGATGGTTGCAAGAGGATAGGCGGCGAAGGTGTCTTTGACGGCGAGGATTTGCCTGATTCGCGGTTGAAGGATGGCAATTGGGATTGCGTCGCCCACTCAGACAAGCACACGCAGCATGTGACGGTTTATATCAAAGGCGACAAGGTCGGTCTTTACGACATAGGCGGCGATGCCCTGAAGACAAAGGAGGAAAAGTGAACGGTTTTTCAAGAAAGGCCCTGGCGACACTTCTGGTCCCGGTATGTCTGATGTGCGCCGGATGTGACGAATCCGTTGCGGAAGACACCGGCACCCAGTCGGAGGCCGGAACGGAGAAATCCGTCACCGACTGCGCCAATTACGACGACGGCCGCACTGGGGAAGGTTACAGCGTTAGGGAATGCGAGATGAAGCTGCGCGACGGTCGTCGCGTGACGTGCGCCGTCCTGATCGGTTATCGCAAGGGCGGCCTGTCCTGCGATTGGGCGAACGCCACAAAAGCAACCGAAAAGACGGAGTAGCCCGCGCCGGGACGCATGGCCTTGGCATGACCACAAAAGGCGCGGCCGAAAACCAAAGGAGCCGAATATGGGTGTCAAGGACATCGAGCCAATGAGCGTGGAACAGGCGGAGAACCCCGCCGGCGAATGTCTCCTACATCATCGAACTGGAGAGCTGACACGACCCCCCGAGGAGGAATACTTCGAGCGCGTCCGGCGGCTGTATGGTTACGAACTCGTCGGAATCATCGAACTGGGGGACGCGTGGGACGAAGCCGACGGCAAGGAAGGCCGCGATAAGCAATCGGAAGGCGGGGAGAATGACCATGACGCCGAATAGGCCGGACGGTGCGGACGCCTTGGAAGAGCTCGCCGGCTGGATCTCCGATCGTATAGACGAGGCGCAGGCCGAGGCCGCGTACTCGCCAAGACTGGACCGGAACGGCCGCATGTATCTGCAGGGCCGCTTCGACGCGCTGAGGCAGACGCTCCGGCGCGTCAAGGATTTCTCGGACAAGAACAAGGAGGACGGCCATGACGCCTAGGGAATACTGGGAACGGCTCAGACGGTCGTTCGACGATAAATACGTCGAAGAGGTCGAAGAACGCTACGGAAAGGAGGACGGCCATGACGCCGAACCAACTCATCGAACAGCTAAGAAACCTGCCATCTGAGGTGATGGACAGACCCATCATGGACGACGATGATACCATCGCGCCCGGCTGGTCGCTCGCCCCGGCCGACATCCGCATCGGAACTGGCGAATTCCTTACCAACGGCGACATCGGTGTCATCCCCGACCCAGACAAGGACCCGGATGAGGATCTGAAGGCCGAGGCCGAGGAGTGGGGGATGCCCCTGCAAAGGGAGCGCCGCGCCACGTTGCATTCGTATATGGAGGACTAATGCGAGACACCGAGGAGAACTGCTGGCTGTTGCTGGATATGGCCCGCGCCATGGGTGGCTACGGCTATGACGAGATGTGGTGGGCTGACGTGTACGAGCCGGACGATTTGGAGTACTCCGCGCCCACCCTGTATGAGGCGTTTGTCCATTCGGATGATTACGATCCGGGCGCCCATTGGGTGCGACGCAAGGAATACGGCGACGGCTTCGAGTCCGTCACGGAGGAAAGCCTGCTGGCCGACGCCTGGCACATGCGCGACGACATCGTGGAACTGGCCCGGCGCGGGGACGTGCGGGAGAGCCTTCCTGACATGGACTTCAATGCGCGGCTGGCGAGGCTGGAGACCGGGGCATAGGTACTCCTGACACCAACGGAAGGATACGGAATATGACCTACGATCGCAAAGATCCGGACGAGGTGCTGTCGCACGCGGGGGAGGCGACCTGGGAGGATGGACAACGCCTGGGTGTCAAAGACGGACCGTTCGGGCTGATCAGCTACCAACCGTTGAAGGCTGGCGTGGCATTGTCGTTCGATACACCTGATGACCAGCACGGCACGGTGCTGCTCACCCGCGAAATGGCGGCCGCCTTCGGGCGTTGGCTGATTCGGCAGGCGGAGGAGTAGCTCAAAATCCGTCAAAGGAACATCCCCACAGCCCATGGAAGCATGGGCTGTGGGGATGTTCCTTATGCCTTACGCCTGCTCGCGCTCCCAATATTCCACGAACGAGATGTGCGCGGTGGAGATGACATACTTGCGCGGGTTCTCGATGGCCGTCCTATCCCAGCATTCCACTGAATCATAATCCCCATCACAGTAATGCTTCCAAGCATACTCGGGCACGTTCTTCACGCCCGTGACGGCGAAGAACGGCTTGGTCAGATCGATGGGGTCGGTGGTGTCGATGAACGTCTCCCTGACGCCGTTGATACCAAGCCCCTTCACGATTCCTTCGATATGGATGCGCGTTACTTCCATTTTCAGCTCCTTTTCCGCTCGCCGGGACTTTCCCGTCAGACGATCCCCTCATGCGTCCCAATCCGCACCGCCGTCCGCCCATCCGGGACGCATGTCCCCAGCACAACAGAAAGGAGCCGATCATGACCATCAATCTTCACGACATCACCGGGCAGGAGTCGGGCGTCATCCTCGTCGATACGGGCGCAGGGCGTCAGAATGTGGTCGCCAATTGGGGCGACAGGGACGGCCTACCGTATTTCATGCCGTATTACGCGGCGACGAATGACCCGTTCCCGTTCCTTTTCATGGACGTCGCCGACATCCATGTCGACAGGCCGCTCGTCCACAAGGGCCGCCTGCGCGACGAGGTCGCCCACGACGGCTTCGACGACTGGAACCCGCTCAACGACGACTTGGAATCCGACGAGCCATGCACCGTATACCCATTGTCGAACGGCTGGACGGTCGTCGCGCCGGAGAACTGGAATTGAAGGAGTCGCCAAAATGGAACACGTCACAAGCGACCTGAAACTCATCGACAGGCTCTGGAACGACCCGACCTACGGTCTGGACGGGTTCAGTACGGAAGGCGGCTACATCCAGCCCATCGACCGCGACCAAGCGGTCGATGGGGACGGTCACGCCAACTACGACGGATACGTCCTCAGCCGTGAAATCGAAGACGACGATTCGCCCGTGTCGGAACTGGAAACCTACCAATTCGACGCGGACACCATGGAATCCTACGCAAGGAGGTGGTGAACCATGCTTGACCTTGAACAACTGCTATCCGACCTGCGCGATTTGGAACACGAACTGAATTCGATGGGCGTCGAAGCCGTATTGGACGAGCGGGATGATGGAATGCCGGAATTCCACTTCGGAGAGTTCGGCGGCGGACTCAGCTGGTGGGTCAACAAGGGATTCTACCTCACCATCTGGGCCGGAGACCTCAGCGACGTCTATGACACCGATATCTTCTGCGAGTTCCGGCATGAACTGATGCGCCGTCTCGCCGACCAATATGAGGGGAAGGCACAAGACACGCGCGACGCGTGGGGTAGGCTCTGCGGCGATGATTCGCCCATGCCGGACAATCTGGTCAAAAAGGCTGACGGATATTCAAGTCAGGCCGAAAAGCTTCGTGACGCCATCAAGGATGACGGGGTGCCCGTCTTCATCGACGACTTCGCCGACTTCAAGCTGCTTCGTCAGCACGACCCATACGACCTTCTGACCGGCACCACCGGAGACCGCTTGCGAAAGATGGGGCTGGTGGAACGCAAATACAACAGAGACCAAGTGTTTGACGAACTGACCGACAAGGGTCGCGCGGCTATCGAATACACGGAGCGAACCATGGGGATAAGCCTGAAATAACCTTCGAAACGGAAAGGAGGAAATCATGACCGCAATCAACAAGACCTTGAAGAAACTGCGCGTCCTGCGGAAGGAGCTGGCCGGCATTGGCTTCGAAATCACCATCGGCAAATCCGAATACTTGGACGAGGCGGCCCTCATCGATACGCCGGGAGACGTGTTCCCTTATCGGTTCGTCTCCGTCCTGCCCGACGGCCGCATGTCCTGGGAGGACGTCAACTACGACCAACGGAAGGACTCCTTCGAGGTGTTCCACGAAGAGTTCCTCCAGCGCCTGGCCGAGGAGTACGAGTACAGGGCCGAGGACAAGCGGCGCGCATGGCTGGCCCTCTGCGACGACGAGGAGGCGCCGCTACCGGACCCGCCGGCCCGCAAGGTGGCCGGATATGAGCGTATGGCCGCGGCCATACGAGGGCTGGCCAAGGAAACGGAGGAGGAATGACGTCCGACACGGACTGGTGGATACGGCTGGCCCGGACCAGCCCCGCGGGCGCGGCGTGGCTGTATCTCCGGGAACTGTTCGAATCCGACCATACGCACGGATTCGACGACTTCATGGAGGACGACGGCTTCATGCGCCTACGCGCGCCCGGCTATTCCGAAATCCAAGTGACCAGCGGCGGCGAGCGGATGTGGCCCCGATGGAAGGCGTATCTGTTCACATCCGACGGACGCAGGCGCACGGTCGACGGTCCCCGGGATGTGGGGTTGACGCCGGATCGGGCGGCCGAACTGTTCTTCCGTGACATCATGGCGTCAATCGAATAGGGGGAGGATCGATGATTTTCGACGATGGACGGCGGATGCTGAGGCTGACGGTCATAGACACCGGTTTCTTCGACGAGGATATGACCTTCGAGCTGTTCGGGGACGAAGGCGAGCCGGATGCCGACGGCATCAGGCGCGTGCCGGACGTGAAGGCCATCCTGGAGCGCGCGTTCGGCGCGCTGGAGGATCCGGAGACGAACCAGGGCCACGTCCTGCACGCCGCATGGGCGCTGGCGGAACCCGGCGACCCGGCCCATGACGAGGCGGGCTGGCGTGAGACGGGCGGGGACTTCCACCGGACCACACGGACGCTGGACGTGGGCTCCATCGGCGGGCACCGCTTCGTCCACAAGACGCCCGATCCGGACTGGAGGCTCTGACGCCTCCGGTGGCATTTCAGGTCCGCCCGCCGGGACGCATAACCTTCGGCAAAAGGAAACGGAGGATAAATCATGAGCAAAACCGGCACGGACGGCAGGCGCGAGCCACCACAGACCGCTGTCGTCATACTCACCGCGCTGCCGCTCGCGTGCGCCGCGCTCGCCTACGCATGGCTCGGGACGCCGCTGCCGCGATGGCTGGCGCATCTGCCGTGGCGGAAAATACTCCAAGCGCTGCCGCCGCTCGCGCTAGGGGCCACGTGCATTCCAACGCTTCGCCTCATGCGCGTCGCGTACCACGGGCTTATCCATTGGCGCCTGACCATCGGAGAGACGTTCAGAGCATGGCTCGCAGGGGCGCTGGGACTGATTCTCTGCGGACTGCTTCCGCTGGGCACGCTAGACGCCTTCATTCATGGACAGTGGATCACGGCGATCACAGGCATGCTTATGCTCGTCATGATTCCGATCTGCGCGAGAATCATCCGACTCTACACGGAGGCCACCGATACAGTGAAATCGGATTGGCCCCGGCGTCTGCTGTTCCGACGCCATCAGCTTCTGCTGGAAAGGCTCGAACGGTCGAAGAGGGGAGACATGGGCCCTATTAATGAAGACGAAGGCACTTACCAACCCCACTGGAGCAGGTGGGTCGATTACGGTGGATTGGAACTGCCATGCCCGTTGGATCTGTACCCGGAATGGTTTAAAGAGAACGAATCCGACCTCGAGGCATACGCTGCCTACCACCCCGTTCTGCTCGTGAACCTAAAGGCGGCAAGAAAAAGGAGAAGTGAGGCATGATGACCGATTTGAAAGACTTCATCGACATCGGCTGTGCCGCCATCGTGGCCGACGTGGATGGCGTGGAGAAGCCATGCGGCGGACCCGTCGTAGCAATCCGCCACTGGCCGGATTACGGTGATGGGGAAAGCTATGGTGGTGTCTGCCAACAGCATGCGCAACAGGCTGGCGCTGACCTTATTCCGTTGAAGAACATTCCCAATCCACTGCTTCTGCCGTTCTATCTCACTTATGAGGATATTGACGACAGCAGTCCATCCACCCAACCGCAGGTGGGTGATTATGGTGTGGCGGTCCGTGACAATGCTCACGGTCAGGAGGAAATACCCTTCCACATCGAGCAGGATGACCGCACCGGTCTGCCGGTCGCGGTTCTGAACGCTCAACTGTATGCGAAGCCGGAAGATGATATAGAAGACGGCCAATATGTGAGCCTATTTCAGTTGTATCTCGACGGTTTCGAGTTGAGCAGGACAGGCCGGAAGCTGATGAAAACCGAACAGGACCGCTGATGCCATGCATTGGATAAAAGAGATAACCCAACTGATTTTAAGTCTAGTCCAACTGGTCGCGGCGTTAAGTCTTATCGGATTAATCATCGCACCCCCATTGACGAATGGACTCAATCAGTTGAAAACCGAAATCTGGGGACGGTCAATCACCTTAGAGGCCACCGCCACCGACCGGCAGGGCAATCCTGTTCCCAACGTGACGGTCACGGTCGTCCATGACGATGGCACTCCCTACAAGGATGGTGACGGTAATCCCGCCAGAGACGTCACCGACAAGAACGGCAAATACAAGATCAAGACGACCGTCAAGGGGTCCTACCGGTTGGAGATCGTTCCGCCGCGGCAAAACCAAAAGGAGTGATGAATCATGGTGGACATGGAGACGATGTCGGGACGCATGAGAGCGGACGTGAGATACGTATTCCATGAGACCGGCCGGCTCTGGCCGGTGGCCGACGCGCACGGCGCGGTCGTGCTGTTCAACTCCAAGGACGCCGCCGACCTGTACGCCGCGGAGCATGATGCGACCGTCGGCGCCCCGATACCGACGATAAAGGCCGCCGCGCTCTGGAGCGCCGCGCGCATGACCCTGGCCGCCGACGGCGGAACGTATGAGGTCTCGGAACTACCCGATATGGAGCGCCGGACCGACACCAAGCGCCCGGGTGCGAGGATGAGCGGATTGTCCACGATGGACATCCTCGCAAAGACCCCGGAGGACGCGCTTGCCCTCGCCGACCGCGCGGGCCACGCCGCTGTCAAAGCGGTCGGAAAGGGCCTCGCCCCGAATCTGGCGATCGGCCGCCTCGTGTACCGCGAACGGCGTTGGATGGAGGAGGGCCTATGACGCGCAGGTATTACGCCGTGCTGACCCGGACGGACATGCCGATCATCCCGTACCATGTCCATGCGTTCGACTCGGCCGCCCGCCGCGACGCCTGGTGCGCGGGTCCGGTCCCGCGCGGATTCGACGCCCAGCCCGCCACGGCCCATGCCGCCCTGCGGGACATCCGCGCCGACATGCGCCTCGACGGCGCATGGGGTGTCACGGTCGACGAATATCTGGAGCGCCATCCGGAGCGTTGGCACGACGGCGCCCATGACGCCACGATGGCCGATGCGGCCGCGAGCCTTCACGTCTGGTGGCGCTGGTGCGAGGTGAACCGCTGGGAGCACGAGACGTGGGCCGTGTACACGCCTTTGGATGACCCGGCCGACGCGGCGCTCGCCGTCAGGCTGGGGGAGAGGCTTCGGAAGTTGAAGCCATACTCCGGCGTCCTGGACAGGATGTTCACCGGCTTCTCCGACCGCCTGCCGAACGGGGAGCGCGCGGACACGGGCTGGGCGCCGCCGACGTCCACGGCCGTCATGGACGATGGACTGAGGGAGCGCATGCGCCGCGCCATCGGGGCGCGGACGTGGCAGGAGTTCCTCGACGCGGTATACAAGCTTGGGCTGTTCCGGGAGGACTAAGGCATGGATGATCGGCCTTCCGTCTCTCCGGCCGCCGCATAGCCCATCGCCGTCATCCCAAGGGCGGGCCGCCGGTCCGCCCTTTCCTTATGCCTTCAAAGGAGTCCAGGTCATGCCCACGCCATCGTCATATCCGCCCGAACCGTCGCTCGACGCCATCGAGGGGCGCGCCACGTTCGACGGGCACGTCGTCCGCCTCGAGCGCTGGGGGCGCGAGGCCGACCGCCGGCGCTGCGCGTACGCC